GGCTTCATGTTCTGCAATGCAGAGAAGTCTACCACGTTTGGATCAGCTAGCTTAGGACTGTAGTTAGTGAGGTACGTGTTCTCCACGAAGCCCCTTAGAATAGCCGTAGCAGCCAGTGTAGACGAACGGGTAAGGTCAGCTATAGATAGACCATAGAACTCGTAAGGGATGTCAATAGGAGACAATGAAGCCACCTGAATGAGATCACAGTCCTCTTCATGGAATACCCTACCACCAATCATGATGAATCGCTTAAGCTCAGCAATACCATCACCATCACGGTCAACATTCATCCAGCACTCAGTGACAGACAGCTCACGGTTAGCCTCTACAGGCATAGAGTCACTAGAACCCTGCCAGTAAGACATACCAACTACCTCTTTACGGGCAGCAACGTCTTGACTATAGCGTGTATTACCTGACCATGCCATACCACCTAGCTCATCCCACTCATCATCACTGATGTTCTCAGCGATATCAGGCCAGTACTTACGGATCTCACTGCGTGTCATGTCTGTTTGGATACCAACAAAGTTAGCATCGTCAATACAGGTAGCATCACGGGAAATACGGAAGTTCTCTGGGGGTATGTTCTCTATTCGTACCTTAGAACGGTCTACTGTACGCTTAATACGTACATTAACGTAGACAAGTTCAGCATCACCTGTAGCATCTACCTCATTCTCGAACTCAAGGTCACCTACAATCTCTACAGACTCGTCAGACAGCAGCTCATCGAGCTTAGCCTGTGATATTACTTCGTATTCTTCAAAGGTTGTGTAGTAATCCTCTACATAATCCCATCGAATGATACCATTCTTCCAAAGGAGGGAAGACTTAATCCACGTTTGGATCAACTCCCATCCATTATTCTGTTTAAACAAGCAGTAATTGGTTACCATAGAGGCATCATGTGCTTGTTTGTGTGCACCGGGAGAGGCTGCATAGGGGGTGAACTTAGCAAGTTTACCATTGTTTAGGAATAGGTCACATAGGACAGCTGTGTACGCCTCAACAGTTTCAGTTGTAGACGTATCAACAATGGTGCTTACACCTTGTGGCTTCAAGTGCCCTTGGGCTAGACCAGCATACTCATAGGTGCTCTTCTCACGCTCTTTAGAGAGGTCTGAGGAGTTCAACCAATCGCCTACACTGTTAGCAATACCCTGTTCAACTAGGTTAGCTAGCTGTTCATCCGTTACTTTCTCTTTATATCCGTGACTCATTAGTGCCTCCAAGGAGTTGTTTTGGACTTCTCTAACTCTTTACTAGAATAGGCACCAGCTTTGGTCATCTCTCTAGGTTTCTTGTTAGCATCTTTCTTCACTTGCTTCTGCTTAGGTGCTTCTTCATTAAATCGCATAGTTCCCTCCAAGGGTCAATCTATCAATCGTTATAAGGAAGACTATTGCTACATGTCCTGTCACTGTACGTGTGACTTTGCAGGTACGGTCTTCTTTAATAAAAAGGTATCATTTATTCCCCCAGCGATACCAGACTGGGTGAGGACTAATGGAATTCTTTTACAGCCATGCAGTCTCATCCTCGATGTGTTGTGAGACTCTGGTTGACCACGGTACGTTGTTACTCTGAAGCTTATCCCAGTGGGTACGTAAGACTTCACAGGCTATGGCTAATGCCATTACCGTGTCATCATTACAGCCAGCTGCTGCCTCAGTCTTCCCTGTGTCCGTGGAGATGTAATCTTTTAGTTCCTGAATCATAATGTTAGAAGGTACATTGACCTCCTCGTTCTCTATGAGAGACTTCAAGTTACCTATGATAGCTGGTTTAGAAGCTGAGGTAGTCCTAAAGCCTACACGAGCAGTAGACTCATGGTTGACATTAGCCTTCTTTATCTGCTTATAGAGGTTGACATAGTTCATTGATTCAAGCTTTTGTATCGTTGCAATACCCATAGAGTTAGACTCTGGGCATAGGAGTGAGTTGTTGTAATAGCGACCTAGGTAGAACAGTAGTTCCCCGAAGAGACTAGGGTCTATCCTATTGTCCCTATACAGGGCCATCACCTTGTAATCTTTATTCAAGACAACAGCAGTGGAGTAATCCTGACCAACACCCAGTGCCACATCAGCAGCAATAACATAGTTGTCTTCCCACTTAGGGTAGCTAAAGATCTGTAGCTTACCCTCACGGTTATCTTCAAACTGCTTACTGTTAGCATCCCACGCTCTGTGGCTTTCCGGGGTCTCTGGTACCAGCTGCTCCAGCTTCTCTATGTCAAAGACATTAGATCCTGAGACTAGAAATGCTTCCTCAGCTGTAGTAGGGTATTCCTGTCGGAACTTATGTTCACCCCCCTCAGCTATCTTCAGCCTTCTCCAGTAGAGCTGGTCATTGTCGAGATCAAATCTATCAACAAGCTTCTCTTCCTCTACTGTTAACTCCATCCCTTCCGGGTGTGGTCTACGGTATTCATCTGTAATAAACCATGGGAGGAAGATGGGTAAGTATTCATTCTCCCCAGCAACAGCTCCCTTCCACAACCTATAGAACTCTCCTTGAGCACCATTAGCTGTAGACTCTAGGATTACTTCGGTACCATCGGTCTGTGGGATACCTTGGAATAAACCTGCAAGTATCTTCTCATCGTGGTTCCAGAAGGCAACCTCGGATAGGTGTGCGATTGTTGGAGTAGTACCTCGACCAGCCTCAGGTGCACCAGCAGTATAAAGACGGTAGCTAGCCTTAGCCTCTTTATCCTTAAAGTAGGGTGAGCTGATGATGACTTCCTTGGCATTACTACGTTCCTCCTTGGGTGCTAGTTCCTTTGGCATATTCCTAATAAGGTTCTTAGACATACTGAATAGGGCATCTGAAGTAGCACTGTCATGTGCCATTACAACTGACCTCGAATGAGGGGAGAAGTATGACTTCCAGTACACTCTAGCTACACAGTACGTAGAGATACCCTGCTGTCTTGCCTTAAGGATAATAGCCCTTACACGACCAGTCTCTTCCAACTGCTTTGTTAATTGTTCTGTTATAAGGGTCTGTGCTTGGTTTAACTTGAAGGGTACAAAGCCCTTGCTAGAGTCCTTAGTCACAATCCTTATCTGTTCCTGTGCGAAGCGTGTGAAGTCCTGTGAGTACTCCTCTAGTAGGTTCCTCTTCTCCTTCTCCTTCACAAGCTTTATTAATTCTGTCTTATCCATTGCTATAGTCCTCGGTGACTGGGCGCTACATGGTATATTTGTGGTGCTGTGGGGGTTTGTAGGGTTCTGTGAGAGCTTTTGGGTACCCCCCTCCTACTTATGAGTGCAACCAATTGTAAGACTTAGCCCTAGAGCGTGTGTCTATAAGTGAGGGGTGTTGAGGTACCCTAGATATATCTGGGTACCCCCCTTGTTCTCTCATAGTGTTTCCTGCCACTGTAGTGCTCTGTGAGGGTTCTGAGGGGTGTACTAGGGTAATCCTTTAGGGTTCTCGTAGATTCTCCTATAGGGACTAGTGAGGGGCTTGGTAGCAGTGGTGTTTACGGGAGTTACAGTGGGGTACTGTGGGTATCTGTGGGAACCTGAGAGTGAAGACATGGTACTCTGTAGTAGACATCGTGAGCCACACTTTGTGTGTCTCTTTGGTAGACTAATGGCAATGGGGCCTCTTTCACATGATCATTGAGCCTAGCTCAAGCTACACCCGTGGTGTCAATCCTGACATCACTAACTACTATGGAGGTGGCCCATGGCTGCTTTAGAACTAGGCACATACGTGTCTTATGCAGGCGCTGCCCACATGGCAGTTAAATCAACTGGTGGAACCAATGCTATGGTTACCATCATTCACCCTAGCCACAACACTAAGTTGTGTGTATCACGCAAGAAGCTTACTGTCATGCCTTACAAGGCGGCAGTGTCTATCCTTCCTTGCGGTAAGCGTACCTTGCTTACACTCAAAGGGCACCGCCTATCATTGGTGTCATACCGTTGGCTGAAACGCTAACGCAGTTCCCCCATGGTGGTGCCTTCGGGCATCATCCTTTTAACTTAACATAACAAGGTATGTAACCATGCGTAATTCAGAAACAGATCTGATAGGTGAACAGCTACAAAGTGCCTTCACCAAAAGTGGACTCAGTGTTCAAGAGTTCATAACTCACATTGCTGTAACAAGAGCAGATACGATCATAGATCAAAGGGACAACGCCTTTGATATACTGGTAGGTCGTAAGCAACTACCATCACTGAAAGGTGCTGAGAGTGCTATCTTAACCTGTTACTTCAACGCAGGATGGTGGTGTAAGGCATAACAGCCCACCAACAAACATGATGTCAATCTTGGTGGTGCCTTCGGGCATCACCTCTTTTAACCACTGCCGGAGGCTCCTATGCCCTTCCACACTGAAGTAACATCTTCACCTATGCGCTTTGAGTATTGTAATGGCGTGTTCATTGTAACATGCCTTAATCTGAAGGCAGGTGGTAAGCATATAATTACTATGCACACAGGCGAGTCCCTCAAGAGCTTCAGTCATGCTAAGCGTGAGTTCTGGATATCTTGGAGGGAAAGAATGCCCGGTTACTTCCTTAAACCAAGGCATGACTGTTAGTGTCAAAGTGGTGCCTTCGGGCATCACCTCTTTTTTAACCACTACCGGAGGCTCCTCATGGAACCTATAGCACTGATAGCGTTAGCTACCACATTCACCTACATCGTAGTTGCTATATCTTGGTTGTCATTCAAGGTATGTAAGAACATCAAGAGTTTGCTCTTAGCAAGAGCGTACCGTAACCGTCCTCGTGGAGCTGTTCGCAAGGGTAAAGCCTCAGAGTTCGAGGCTCACTGGTTACGTTTACAACAGGACTATCCTGCAATTGAAAGAGATAGGCTGATCTTGTAGCACTCTGGGGACCACACTGCGTGTGTCCCTTTCCAAGATTATATAAGGAGCACTGTATGAACATTTGGTATGGTACCAAAGAGAACAGCGTACTTAGTAACTTGGCATTACGCCCTTTTGTTGGTAAGGATAACCGAGAGTACGCAACAGTAGAACACGCTTACCAATCTTGGAAGTCTGGTAAGTTTAACATGGCTATATACAGCAAGCCTTGGAAGGCTGGTAGTAAGTTTGTAGCTAGGGGTACAAGAACAGAGGGTAACTGGAACATACAGTTAATGTATGCAATAGTCCTCCGTAGTTTTACCCACAACGCTGATGCAAAGAACGTATTGCTCAGCACCAAAGGTAGTACACTCACCCATACGCAGGACACTGGTGTGTGGCGTACTAAGTTCCCTGAGATCCTAATGAAAGTTAGAGATCTCTTGTAACACTCTGGGGGCCACGCTACGTGTGTCTCTTTCATAGATAGGTGCAATCCTGTACCTTCTTATTCTCTTAATTTAACATAAGGTTAAACATTATGACAACTTCAATTATTGAAGCTCCACGTAACTACATTATCCGTAACGCTCAGCTTAACTGGGCACGTTTGGATAAGCCAGTGTCTCCCTTCGGCACTGAGCAGTACGAGTTACAGATCGCTACGGACAGCAAGGATGTAGCTAAAGAATGGACTGCTAACTTCCTCAATGTCAAAGAGAAAGATGGCATGTTCTCAGTAGGCCTCAAGCGTAAAGCTCGTAAGGCTAACGGTGAGGACAATGGTAAGCCTAAGGTGGTAACTGCTGATCTACAACCTCTTCCAGAGGGTGTCATGATTGGCAATGGCTCTATCGGTAACGTCAAGGTGTACCAATACTCCTACGATGTTGCTGGTCGTCAAGGCACTGGTTGCTCACTCACAGCTGTACAGATCACTAACCTGATCGAGTACGCAGGTGGTTCATCTGATGACTTCGTAGCTATCGAGTCAGAAGCACCAGCAGCTTCACCAGTAGCATCGGACTCTGTAACATCTGGTGACCTCTTCTAGGTACTAAAGAAACACTCGGAGTACTCAGGCATCACGCTTGGGTACTCCGTAGCTTCTTGGTTTACCGACAAAGCCCACCTAATCCGTACCGTTAGCGGGAAAATGTCGCTAGTCCCTTTAGGGGGAACCCCGGTACTCCCTATATATATAGATACCTAAGAGAGGTAGTTGTATGTACGTATATTATAGAGCTATGGCTCTCACAGAGTTCCAGAAGACCTTCATGGAAGAGGTAGATTACACTGGTTCTCAAGGTAGTACCTACTGGGCTGATAGTGCATCAGTAGCTAGTCGCTATATGAGTCCTAACAGAGTCCTTGTAGAACTAACACTAGATAGACCTATCAACCCTGACTATAAGGGAGTAGCTATTGGTGTTGATCTCAAGGGATACTGTAACAATCATATAGAGTACTGTATGCCTAAGGTGTACTTTCAATCCAATGTTCTTCCTAACCTATTAGAGGTCAGTTATCATGCCTAAGCCATTACAAGTAGCAACAACCATCCAGTCACAGATACAGTCTGGTAGGGACAGTAAGGGTACATCCGGTGCACACATGATGATGTGTTGGGCCTATGAGTCATGCATCAGTAGTGGAGGGTTACGACTTCTACTGGGGTGGTCTACAGTTCCATGTCTCTGGTTTCAAACACAAGGGTACCGTAGAGGTCATGCTACATTACAATGACACATACACTGTAACCTTCTTAGATAAGAAAGGTAATGAAGTACACTCAGTGGACTACATCCATTTCCCTGAGTTAGCTGAAACTATAGATAACTTCGTAGAGACTGGAGAGGTACTAGAAGATGCCTAATGATGAACACTTCATGTTATTAGCTATGGAACAATTGCAACAGGACATTGATGATGGTGACTGGACAGCTATCTATGAGCTACTACAACAGCTTCCAGATAGCACCCTGATGCAATACGTAACCTTCGAGGAACCTTCTTATGATTGAGTCAGACTACACCTGTTATAAGTGTGGCCCTGTACATGGAGATGATGTCAATTCGTTGGAGATTGTTGATCATGTCCCTCATGGGGATCAGTCAGTGCCTATGTACTCCTATGAATACAGTTGTAACTACTGCGGTGGTGAGGTGGAGTACGATGAGTGACATAACTGTTCTCTTCGTATCATCCATAGCAATCTGTCTGTATCTTAACCTAACTAAGGATTAACCATGAAACTATTAGATAGAAGTGGTGGTAACACTAAACTCAGGAAGACCAATAACAAGGAGATGAAGCTACACTTCGCAGGTCTATCAATGCACCCAGATGATGCTATATGTGCTGGTGCTAAAGCTGCTGGTTGTATGGATGATTGTCTTAAGGAGTCTGGTCTTGGTGGTGTTTACCCCAGTGTCAATCTTGCACGTAAGGCAAAGACAGACTTCTATCTATCAGATCAGGAGGGCTTCCTTACACAGTTACGTAGAGAACTAACCAACTACGTTAAGTGGTGTGCTAAGAAAGAACTGCATGGTGTGGTACGCTTAAACGTACTGTCAGACATCCCTTGGGAAACCCATAACATCCCACAGGACTTCCCGGAGCTTAGCTTCTATGACTATACCAAGGTCGCTAAGAGGTTCCACAAGGGTATGCCTAGTAACTACCAGTTGATGTTCAGCTACAGTGGT